AGAGCCCTCATAGATCACGACAGCGGAAGGATCATCGGACGGCAGTCTGCTGGCACTCTCCGGGTCAACAGTGACGACAAGGGACTGGCAGTAGAGATCGACCTCCCGGACACCACAGACGGGCGTGATCTGGCAGTTCTTCTGGAGCGTGGAGACATCACGGGGATGTCCTTCGCTATGCGCGTCGAGGACGAGGAGTGGTCTGAGGATCGCTCTACGGGTCTCCCCCACAGACTGATCACGAGGGCATCCATCTATGAAGTTTCGGCAGTATCTTTCCCGGCGTACCCAGACACTGAGATCGGTCTTAGGTCCAAAGAGAAGTCCGAAGCAAAGGTGCAAAAAAGACAGAACTATGAGGCAGCCCAGAGACGTCTCAAGCTCAAGGCAGACCTCGCAAAGCGAATTCTACGTCGATCCTAACGACGAGAACCCGTGGGACTTCTTCTCACGAGTACGGCCCCGGCGGCCTAACTAACCCCAACCGACATTACCAAAGGAAGAACAATGTCTATTAAATCACTCTACGAACAGCGCCAGAAGCTGGTTGCTGAGGCCCGGGAACGTCTGGACCTGATTAACGACAACACCGACGAAGCCCGTGGCGCAGAGCTCGAAGCCTCTCACGACAAAGCCATGGCTCAAGTAGACGCCATCGACGCCAAGATCGAGCGTGAAGAAAAAATGGCTCGCATCGAAGCTCGTGCCGCAGACGCAGAACTGGAAGCCCGTGAAGCACGCCGCCCAGTAGTTGACGCAGCCCCAGTCTCTGAGGGTGTTGACTATCGCTCTGCTTTCCACAACTGGCTGAAAGTCGGTGGAGACCGGACCCAGCTCGACGCAGAGAGCCGCTCGGTTCTGGAAGCTCGTGCCCAGTCCACGACTGCAGCTGCTGGTGGTTACACTGTTCCAGTTGAACTCCAGAACATGATCGTCAAAGCCATGGCAGCCTACGGCCCCATGTACGGCGACGTCGCTATGGTTCTGAATACCTCAGCTGGCCATCAGATCACGATCCCAACTGTTGACGACACCTCGGTTACTGCCGGTGATGCCGTCCACACTGAGAGCGCTGACTTCACAGACGATGGCGGCAAGGACGTTACCTTCGCTCAGAAAGTTCTGGACAGCTATGTCTTCGACACTGAGTTCGTCCGGTTCTCCTTCGAGCTGGCTCAGGATAGCATCTTCAACGTAGAGGCCCTTCTGGCAGACCTGCTGGCAGAGCGTCTGGGTCGCAAGGCCAATGCCATCCTGACAACCGGGACGGGTTCCTCGCAGCCCAACGGCATCGTCACGGCTGCTTCTGCAGGCCTCACCGCTGCAGCTACTGGAGCCATCACGGCTGACGAACTGATCGACCTCGAGCACAGCATCGACCCAGCCTATCGGGGTGCTCCGGGCTTTGGCTTCATGTTCAACGACAGCACCTTGGCAGCCATCCGGAAGCTGAAGGACGGGCAGGGTAACTACCTGTGGGCCGCTGGCAACTACCAGCAGGGCGTACCGGGCACCATCAATGGCCGGACCTACTACATCAACCAAGCTATGGCTGACATCGGCACCTCCGCCGTTCCAGTCATCGCAGGTGACTTCAAGAAGTACATCGTCCGCAAGGTTGGTGGTGTAGAGCTCGGCGTGATGCGTGAGCGCTTCTGGCCTAACATGGGCATCGCTGGATACGTCCGCCTCGACGGTGAGATCGCAGACAGCCGCGCCATCAAGAAGCTGACGAACGCAGCATCTTAAACACCTGAGGTCGGGGGGCTCCTAGAAGGGGGTCCCCCGGTTTCCCCATTTTAAGTACGCCCTCACAGACAGAACCCGCAACGGCATCGCCTACTCGTAAGGAGCCCCTCATGAAAGTCACTCTTCTAGTCCCACTCGCAGGCCCCGGCGGTGTGTATAACGTGGGAGACACCTACGAATGCTCAGAGGCAGAGGCCCAGAGGTTCGAGGAGCGCGGTATCGCCAAGAAGCTCCCGACCCCCAAGAAGCCCCGGAAGCCTGTCGAGAAGAAGGTTGAGCTCTGATGCACTCACAACACCCCCTCCGGTGGCACACCGAAGAGGTCTCCCTGACGAACACCTCAGCCCCGGCCACGGGAGTTGTCACGTTAGCCCTCACGAAGGCCGCCCTGAACATCTCCCACAGTGACGATGACACATACCTCGGGCACCTCATCAACGTCGCCTCAGGTATGCTCGATGGCCCCCGGTCGATGACTGGGCAGTGCTACATCAATCAATCATGGAAGGTCTCTCTCCGGGACCCCGAGGAGCGTGTCTACTTGGCCGGTACGAACGTATCCTCAGTGGACAGCATCTCCTACCTCGACGGGAATGGGGACACCCAGACCTTCGACACAGCCAACGTGACGCTCTACGAGGATGCCTCGGGGATCTTCTACGTCCAGTGCAACGTGGGCTCTCAGTGGCCCTCGGGTCTCCTAGACCGCCCCAACGCCCTCCAGATAACCTACACCGCAGGTCTGGGCCCGGACGAGACCACTGTACCTCCCCGGGTGGCTCACGCAGCCATCCTCCTCGTGGGCCACTACTTCGAGAACCGGGAGGCAGTAACACTGTCCACGTCGGCCAACATCCCCAAGGAGCTAGCCCTCGGTGTCGATGCTCTCCTAGAGGGTGAGAAAGTCGGCTGGATCGGCTCCTAGAGCGGCTCTCGGCATTGCGCCTAGGGCCTTTCCGTGATATAATTGGAGTATAGGCAGATGACAAAAAGAACGTACAAAGTGAAGGTCCTCAAGGACGTCACCGTGGCCCCCATCGAGGGTCTCGAGTTGAAGGTCCAGAGGGATTACAAGGCAGGCTACCAAGGGTCAGTCCTGCCGTATGAATATCAGCAGATGGTAACCAAAGGAGCGGTCCATGCAGAAGAGGATATTCTCGGGGCAGCTCCGGGAGAAGATCAAGATCCAGAGGCGGAGTAGTGTCTCGGACGGTGCCGGGAACTTCGTCAGTGATTGGGCAGACCTCTTCACCGGGATACCTGCCCGGGTGGTTCCCCTCCGGGGCGGCGAGAGTATCATATCAGCGAAGCTCCATGGGACAGCCATCGTCGAAGTCCACGTCCGGTACTCATCGGATATGGCCTCAGTCACCACCGACGACAGGATCGTAGACGAGCGCTCAGGGGTCTCCTACAACATCCGCCTGATCGAGAACCAAGACGAGCGCAGACGCTACCTGAGCTTCATGGCAGAGCGTGGCGTGAACGATGGGTAAGTACTGGAAGGTCAACAAGCCTGCCATGGACAAGCTCGAGAGGCGCTTCAAGAGCCTCCCCAAGGCTGTCGTGGATGATGTCAACACTGCGATGATCAACAACGCCAAGGAGGCCGTCGAGATCGTCCGAGGGGACGCCCCACAGGGCCCCACGGGCAACCTCAAGAGGGCTGTCAGGTGGATCCGGGGGAACCCTCCGAGTGGCCTCTACAAGCTCGACAGGTACGACCCGAAGCCCTCTAAATCCAAGAGGGTCTCCATCTACGTCTCGAACACGATAGCCCCCCATGCTCACCTAGTGCACAACGGGACCCAGAAGCGCTCCACGAAGTCCGGAGCTAACCGGGGGATAGCCACACCGCTCCCGTTCTTCTGGCCCAACATACGGAGCCTCCGGAGAAGACACCTCAGCAGGATGTCCCGGGCAGCCACAAAAGCAGCTAAGAGAATATTCAACAGATGACATTCACACAGTCCTTCGCGCTCCAGAAAGCTCTCTTCTCCACGATCACCTCGGACCCCTATCTTCAGGGTCTCGGGGTTTCTTGCTATGATCGGGTGAGTGACACGGGTTTCCCCTATGTGACCATCGGGGAGGACGTACTGGGGGAGATGGACTACGACTGTGGGATCCTGAACCAGATCACCTCGACTGTCCGGGTATACTCTCGAGCTCCCGGGAAGGGGGAGGCCAAGGAGATCGCAGGGATCCTCCAGCGTATCCTCACGAAGCGTTTCGGGTTCGACATGAACGAGGGGGACAAGTTCAAGGTTGTCTCTGGGCACTGTGACGGGTTCTCCGTGAACAACCACGAGGACGGCCTGACGACCCAGATCGAACTCACCTTCGTCTACATGATAGCTGACACCATTGTACTCGGGCGCCTCGACAGTGCTCTGGGTGCCCTCACGGTGTCCTCTCTGGCCGA